CTCAGACCTAGCCAGCGAACCAAACGCGCAAGCCATACGCGATTACATCGAATGGTACAACGACTACTTGAACCGGGTAGAACGCGAATCTATCCACCCCACGAAAATCACCGAAACAAAGGAGAACAACAAATGAGTGGCGAACCAACAATCACCATCACAGGGAACCTCACACGCGACCCCGAACTACGATTCACCCAATCCGGCGCGGCAGTCGCAGACTTCTCAATAGCTGTCACACCACGCACCTACGACCGCAACACGAACGAATGGCGCGACGGAGACCCACAATTCTACAGGTGCAGCCTATGGCGCGACGCGGCAGAAAACGCGGCAGAAACACTACGCAAAGGCATGAGAGTAATCGCCACAGGCCGCATCTCACTACGCTCATACGAAACACGCGACGGACAACAACGCAGCGAACTCGCCCTACAGGTTGACGAGGTTGGCCCCTCACTACGCTACGTGCGCGCACAAGTCACGAAAGCCCCAACGGGAAGCACGCAAGCGGCACCGCAATACCAACCGCGAGCGCAAGCCACGCGCAACGCGCCAGCAGGCGGCACCAGCGGCGACCCCTGGGCACAACAAACACAACCCGCATTCCCAGACGACCCGCCATTCTAGGAATCACTATGGCGACGCAGGACAAGTACCGCGTTCTGCGTCGCCAGTCCTTCTCGCTCAGTGGGTGCTCATGAGGCTGGTTGTTAGGCTTTTGCGAGTTGGGAGACGCGTTGCACGGATACTCCCATGATCGATCCGATGTCACGCATGGACAGGCCTGCCTGTGTCAGGAGGTGGACTGCTGCGCGCGAGGATGCGGACAGTTCTTGTTCTGCGTCTTGTGCGGCTTTAGTGGCGTTCTTGTAGCGGTTGATTGCTTCGAGCGGGAGCCCGCAGGGTTTGATGGTGACGGTGAAGGTGTCTTCGGGCTGGCCGGTCATGAGTGCGGCGGCGTCTTTGATCATGGCTTCGAGCTGGTCGAGGCGGCGGGCCTGGGTTCCGTACTCGCGGTTGTTGATGGTGAAGTCGGCGGACCACCATCCGTCGCAGCGGGTGGCGGTTGCGTTGATGTGTGTCATTTCTGTGCTCTCCTGATGATTGCTTTTGCTAGTAGTTCGTTGATTTCTCTGTGGCGTGGGATTGGTTCGCTCCAGTTTCCGATTGTGGCTCGGGTGTGGTTGCCGCCTTCTGTGAGGGTGAGTGTTTTGCCTTTGGCTTTGGCGATTTTGTCGAGTTGTTTGATGAGGTCTCTCCGCTTCATAACTATATTCTACCCCCATAGACTTATTCAAGTCAAGCCGTCTAGACACACAATGAATGGGCACCACACCGCCACAACCACCCACAGAAAACTGAAAAACACACATCAACCTGCAAGAATTAAAACCAACACGAAAGGAACGCGACGGTGAACGCGACAACAACCAAGCGCAAAACCAGCAAAGCCATTAGCGAGTTGTCTGAGATAGCCCAATGGCTCCCCCTGCTCACCGCGCGGTCCACCATCGTGTACGGGGTCAGGTCAGCGCGCGTCACGCCATCACGGTGTGGCAGGCACGACGGCCTGCCCTTCGGGCTTGATCACCGTATCGATCAGACTGATGATGGGTGGCCGGGGATTAGGACGCATGTGGGTGCGTTGGAAATCCTCGCCTCGTATGCTCGTGTGATTGCTGGTGAGCGAGGCACGCACACCACCACCAGCCCGATAGCCGACCTCCAGCGCGACATCCCCTGGGCAGCAGAACACTACCCAGACGCAGACGCTGTCCTGGACGAGATCCACCGCATCCATCACCACATCGCACGCCTCACCGGCCAAGCTCCCACATTGGTCGGCACATGTGAATGCGGTGGCAGGATCTACCGGTACCCCACCAGGCGCGGCCTCACGGACCAGTCCTGGTGCAACACCTGCGACCGCCTGTATCTCACCCAAGGGGAAGCCGCCAGAGTCAGGCTCCAGCACGTCACCAGCCTAGATGTGTATGTTTCTAGGCAGGATCTCAAGATTATCTGGCCTGCTCTCACAGATGGCAGGCTTGACATGTGGGTGCAGAGGGGGATCATCGAGGCGAGGCCGGGCAGGCCAAAGACCTACCCTCTCGCCCTGGTCAACACGCGCATGAGTGCTACCGCACTCGACTGATTCTTGATAAACTGTTAGATGAAATCGGGACGCAGTGCGCCCAAAAACCAGCAAAGAAGCGTGGTTCCCCATTCACCACCAGCCCAGCAAGGCAACCGTAATGGCCACCAAACCAAACCCACGGCGAGCCAACAGCACGCGCAGAAACCGACTGAGAGCTCGAATCCTCGCGGCCTACGACACCTGCCACATCTGCGGACAACCTGTCGACAAAACACTCACATGGCCGCACCCCTGGTGCGGTGTCGTCGACGAAATAATCCCCATCAGCAAAGGCGGGCCACAAACATTTGCTAACACGCGCCTCGCCCACAACTACTGCAACCGCATCAAATCCAACAAGTCATTAGCGTGGGCACAACACAAGCTACAAAAACAAGCATGCGCCCCACACCAGCCACCAGCACGACCAACATCACTACCATTCACAACAAGCACATGGTGACCACACCAACGACAACCGCGAGAAAAGGCATGCCACGCCCCACCACAGCCACACGAAACCACACAACACCAGGGGGAACACCCCCCACCACGGCAAGCCGGCCACCTCGGGTGCAGGGCTAATATCTCCCCACAGTGCTCTTGCGTAACACCCGCCCCGTAACACCCAGTGGTTGGAGCGTGACAGGAGGACATGATGAAACGCGTGTGTGCGCATTGTGGCAAGCAGCTTGACCGGAATGCCGGCAGTCGTGCGAAGTATTGTTCTGACGCGTGCAGGCAGGCTGCGTATCGCGCTCGGAAAGCGCAGAACCCTAGTGCTCCCGCCACTACCGCTGATCGTGATTCCAGTGTTCGGAAAGAGCCGGGCGGGCATGTGACGGTGGATTTGACTAAGGACGTGTCGGCGACGATCACGCGTGAAGAGTTTGAACGCATGATGGATGACACGGTTGAGGATACGTTGCGGTTTACGCGCGGGGTGCTGAAGATGGCGTTGCCTGAAGCGCCTGCTAATACTCTTGCCCCGATTTCTAAGCAGTTGATTGAGATTGCCAAAGAGCTTGAGGCTCGTACTGGAGGCGCTGTTTTTGATGATGCTTCGGGCTTGGGCGAGTCTGAGGAGGTGAGCGAGGAGGCTTTTGATCTTGGACAGATCTAAATTGAAGCTTTCCCAGCTCGCTAAGCATCTGGAGATTCCTGAGGGGATTGTTGCGTCTGATTTTCCGAGGATTGCTCGGCAGGCTGCTAAGTGTGGGATCTTTTTTGATGCGTGGCAGGCGGGGATTGGGTCGCTGATTCTTGGTAGGCGCTCTGATGGGTCGTATGCGTGCGCTGTGGGTGGTGCGGGCTTGTCGATTCCGCGTCAGGCCGGTAAGACGTACATGATTGGCATGCTTGTCGTGTTCATGTGCATCATGCGGTCGAGTGTGACGGTGTTGTGGACTGCTCACCGCTCGAAGACGTCTGGTGAGACGTTTAAGTCGATGCAGGGCATTGTGAATAGGCCGCAGTTGCGCCGGTTTGTCGCGTCGATTAGGCGTGCGAATGGTCAGGAAGCTATTGAGTTTGTGAATGGTTCGCGCGTGTTGTTTGGTGCGCGCGAGCAGGGGTTTGGCCGCGGGTTCGCTGAGGTGGACATTGAGGTGTATGACGAGGCTCAGATTCTGACTGAGCGCGCATTGGATGACATGCTGCCTGCGACTGCTGTGTCGAAGATTGGCTTGGTGATTTACATGGGGACGCCTCCGCGTCCTGGTGTGGATCCGGGTGAGGTGTTTGAGCAGAAGAGGCTTGACGCGGTTAAGCGGCATGATCGGGACACGTTGTGGGTGGAGTTTGGTGCGCAGCGTGGGTGTGATCCTGATGATCAGGCGAATTGGGAGGCTGCTAATCCGAGTTTTCCGCATCGCACTCCGGTGTCGTCGATTGCGCGGTTGCGTCGTCAGCTTGCTGCTGATTCGTTTATGCGTGAGGCGTTGGGAATTTGGGATGAGTCGGCGGGGTTGCGCGCGATTTCTGCTGCCCAGTGGGCGTCGGGTGAGGTTGCCGAGAGGCCGTCTGATGATGGTGTGGCCTGTTTTGCGATTGACATGCCGCCGGATAGGTCTGCTGTGGCTGTTGGCGCGTGCATGAAATATGACGATGGGACTGCGCATATTGAGCTGGCTGAGTATCGGCCTGTTGATACGTGTGGTTTGCGGTGGGCGGTTGATTGGGTTGCTGAGCGGTGGCCGAAAGCTGGCGCTGTGGTGGTGGATGCGCAGTCGCCTGCTATGGCGTTGCTGCCGGATTTGCAGGATACGCATGTGAAGGTGACTGTCACTGATGTGAAGGATATGGGGCGTGCGTGTGGGCGTGTGGTGGACATGTTGAATACGCGGTCGTTGACGCATTTGCCTGACGCGGATCAGCCTCAGATGGGGATTGCTGTTGAGAATTTGACGAAGCGTGCGATTGGTCAGGCTGGCGCGTTTGGGTGGAACCGTAAGGGGTCGGATGTGGATATCAGCCCGATGGTTGCGTGCACTCTTGCTCTTCATGGTGCGTTTGTGACGCGGCGGGATCCGAGGCGAGTGCAGAAAGTGGGGATCAGATGAGCGTTATTAGTAGTGAATTGTCGACCGGCTACGCCTCCGTTAACGGCTTGCGTGTCCCTCCGCTTCGTGGTGTACCAGCGTCGCACATGGGTGTGATTCGTCAGCTCGCCAGGGTGTGGAGCGCGAAGTATCCTCGCAATCTTTTGCGCTCGGAATACTACGCTGCTAAGAACCGGCTGAAAGATTTCGGTATTGGTATTCCGAATCGTATTTCTGCGCAGGCGTCGGCAATGATCGGCTGGCCTGAACTTGCCGTGCGCAGTTTGTCTGACTTGTCATCATTTCAGGGATTCAACACGGGCAGTCGGGACGAGCTGGGTGTTTGGGAGATCTTTAACCGCAATAGTCTCGACCAGGTGGTGGCTGAGGCTATTGTGTCCGCCTACATTCACTCCTGCTCGTTCCTGACGATCTCGGTGGATGAGAATGGGCAGCCGGTGATCAGGCCTGCGTCTGCTGAATGGTCTGCTGGCATTTGGGATTATGCGAATCATCGGTTGGCGGCAGCACTGACGATCATGTCGACCACTGAGCGCGGGGACGTGACGCGGTTTTGCGCGTGGCTGCCCGGCGTGACGTACGACTGCGAGAAAACGAAGACGGGGTGGTCGGTCACTGGGCTGCCGACTGGGCTGGATGAGCCTGCTGCCGTTGCGATGGTTCACGATAAGCAGTTGCAGCGCCCGTTTGGGCATTCGCGGATTTCCCGCCCTGTCATGGCTGCCACTGATATCGGTTTCCGCACGGTGATGCGCATGGAGGGAAATGCCGAGTTTTATGCGTCTCCACGCCTGTGGTTCCTTGGGCTTGCGCAGGACGCTTTTGACACGGACACGTGGTCTGCTCTCCAGTCAGCGGTTAATTCCGTTAGTAAAGATATTGACGGTGATGTGCCGACTATTGAGCAGGTTGCGCAGGCGTCGATGGCTCCGCACGTGGAGATGCTCAAGTCGATGGCAATGCTGTGCGCGGCGTCAATGCGGGTGCCTGTGGACTATATGGGTATCACGTTGGATAATCCGACGTCTGCGGAGTCTCAGGCTGCGGCTGAGCGCCGGTTGACTCGTATTGCTGACCGGCAGAATGTGGCGTTTGGGCGCGCGCTTGTTCACGCGCTGATGATTGCTGTGCATGTGCGGGATGGGCGTTCCCCTGGCGAGCAGGCTCTTGAGAAGGTTACGGCGATTTGGGCTCCGACTCGTGAAGAATCGGGCGCGGCTCGTGCTGATTCGTTTGCGAAGGTTGCTGCTGTTATCCCGGGGTATGCGGACTCTGATGTCGGTTTGGAAAAGCTGGGATTGTCGCAGGAGGAGATACGCAGGTTGCGTATTGACCAGCAGCGTGTCAGGGCGCAAGAAACACTCAACCAGATACGCGCCTCGATGGGGCAAGCCGCCACAGTGAACGACACGGAAGAAAAATAGATAGAGCAGGGAGGTCCAGTTGGAGATTCCCAGTAATTTACAGCAGGAACTCGACCGGCTCTGGGCAAAATACCAGCAGGACCTCGACGCGATCACAGAGTACGCGTGCGGCCTCGTCGAGGAGGTTGCCGGCAACGTTGATGACACGCTAGAAGTGATCAAGGACTACACATCCGTAGCGTCACAGGCAGCTAATGAGTATTACGACGCTGTGCGAGCAGTGTGGGGAAAAGCGGGCGTTGACCTGCCTGCATTCGAGCACGACAATCTGATCGACCCGAGGCGGGCTCTGTGGCAGGTTCAAGGCGGCTTCTCAAACACCGACTTTAATGGCCTGACCTACAAGCAGGTTATTAGTGGCGAGGCACAGTCGGGGATGACGATTTGGGATCTGCTTCCCGACATTACGAATGTTGATACTGCGCAGCAGCTTGTGGCCGACATGATTCATTCCGTTGCGCGCCTGACGACTCAGCGGAACATGCGCCTGGATCCGACCAGCCCGAGGTGGGCGAGGGTACCGAGGGGCGAGACGTGCGAGTTCTGCCTGATGCTCGCGTCGAGGGGGTTTGCGTATACCAGTGAGAAAACGGCTGGGCGGGAAATGCAGTATCACTCGGATTGCGACTGCAGGATCGTTCCCTCGTGGGGAAAGCAAACGCTCAAGGGATACGATCCGGAAGGCTTGTATGAGCGGTATAAAGCGTGCGCGGACACTGTTGCGCCTATGACGACGCGTGAACGGTACGACGCGTATAAGAAGACGCTGGCCGCCAGGGGCGGTGAGGAGCTTCGTGACTATGAGTCGTGGAAATGCAGTATCGAGCTTGCTGAGATGCGTTGGCGCGATCGGCACTGGCTCAACACCGGTGAGCTACCAGAAATCACGTTCGCATCACCAAAGGTCGAGCAGGAGATTCTTAAAAAACGTCCGCACGAGCTACGAACAGCCCAACGATTAAGGCTATGTGGCGTTCAATGCCACTTCGTTAAAGATGAGGTGCACAAGCGCGGATATGGATCTCAGGTATTAACGTATGGTCTAGCTGATCTAGAGAACGGTACTGAGCTCAAAACGCTAAGAGAAACAAAAACAGTACAATCAGCTGAAAACCGCCTACGCAAGGTTTCTAAGAAAAAGAATCTCCATAGGGTCGTGCTCGATAACTTTGAGAACGAGCATCTTTCGGACGAGGAGTTAGCCATTCAACTGGCAACGAGCCGTCGGGTTGAGAAAACACCATTGTACATACTCACAAGCGAATCTTCGCTCGTTCGAGTGAGATAGAAGCGGGAGCCCCACACGCACCACATGGGGTCGCGCACGCAGCTCCCGCTTGTAATTTCATTTTAGTCCGTCGGCTAGGAAGACGCAATATAGCAATTCTAATAAGGGCTTGAAACTTGTTGCCACCCACCTTTTTGAGGCTGGGTGGTTTTTTATGCCCCGCAACCCGCACTCCCATAGTGATTGGAGGAACATGTTCACGAGATTAGAAATGAACAGGCATCGGAACCTGATTTTCGCATTGCCGGACTCGCCGCAAGGCGGCAGCGACAAGAACGCAGCCGACATTAGCGGCGAAACCGGTCAGCCTTCTCAGCCAAGCGAAAGCAAGGAAGATGCGACCAAGGCGGAAGAGACGGCTGCCGGCTCTGACAGTGAAACCGCTCAAGCACCAGAAGCTGACGAGCCCGAAGACGACGCGAATGAGCCGCGCGAGCAGGCCACAGAAACCACTCCCGAACAGGCAGTCGACTACCAGGCCCTGCAGGACAAGAACAGTGCGCTCGCGGATGAAGTCGAGCAGTTGAAAGCGCAGATCGCGCGGTTCGAGACCGAACACCAGTGCGCCGCGTGGCGCGCGGAAATCTCCAAAGAAACCGGCGTTCCCGCTGAGGCGTTACGCGGGGGAACGCGCGAGGAAATCGAAGCGCACGCCAAGGTGCTCGCTGAACTCCTCAAACCACGACCAGTTGTACGCGGCGCAGGCTCTCAGCCAGAGTCACCGCGTCGAAGTGTGGAACTGGAAACCGCTAACCGCCTACTGGGTATTAACAATTAGAAAGGACTCCCATCATGGCACTGACAACAAGCAAGATCGCCCTCCCCAAGGAGGTTGTCGCTTCTATTGCGACAAAGACTAAGGACGATTCCGTCATCGCGAAACTCTCCCCTTCCGAACCTCAGCTGTTTGCTGACAAGGAATACCTCGTGTTCAACGGGGCGTCTGAAGCGGAGATTGTTTCCGAGGGCGCAAAGAAAGGCTCTTACGAGCAGGAACTGTCCACTGTTGCCGCGAAGCGTCACAAGCTCGTGACGACCACTCGCGTGACCGACGAGCTTAAGTGGGCTGATGAGGACGATCGCCTGGAGATCATCTCGAAGATCCAGGAAGACCAGTCAAAGGCCATTGGCCGCGCCCTGGACTACATCGTTTTCCACGCGTTCAACCCCAAGCCCAAGACTCCGATTGACGGTGCGACAGGCCTGGCAACATCCGGCGTGCAGGTGACGTCTTCAGGCAAGCCGGTCAATGACATTGACCTGCTGGCAGACGCAGTGGTTGACGAGTACGACATTAACGGCGTGGCCTTGTCGAAGACGTGGGCGTCAATGCTGCGCAAAGAACGAGTCGCAGCCACTGGCCAGCGCTTGTTCCCTGAGATTCCGCTTAACCTGAATGCCGGGTATTTGGATTCGATTCCTGCAGCCACGTCAGGCACTGTGAACGGTCGCCTGATCACTCCCGAGACCGGCGTGCTGGCAATCATGGGTGACTTCAACATGATCCGCTGGGGTTTGGTGCGCGACGTGTACTCCGAGATCATCGAATACGGTGATCCTGACTCCACGGGCATGGACCTGAAGGGCTACAACCAGATCGCCTACCGCACTGAATGCGTGCTGACGACCGCTGTTGTTGACCCGCATGCGTTTGCAGTGCTCAAGGCCAAGGCGTCGGGCGCGCGCGGCTGAAAAAGGTGATGACGCATGAGTAAAGATGCCACCGTGGTTGTCACTGTTGGAGAGCTGGAATCACGGTGGCACCCACTCTTGGGAGATGAGCAGAAGCAGGCAGAAAAACTGCTGGCCGACGCTGTGGACGTGATTAAGGCCGAATGCTCCCACTGGGGGACCCTGCCGGAAGAGCGCGTGGTTCGTGTTGCCTGCCAGATGGTGAAACGAGCCATGCTGGCAGGCGACTGGGCGGGGATCACTCAGCGGTCTGAAACAGACGGCCCGTTCACGGAGTCATTCACGTTTTCTAACGCTGACGGCGACCTGTACTTGACGAGGAGTGAACGCAAGGCTCTTGGTATTGCAGGCCAGCGCGCGTTCTTCGTTGACATGGCAGACGGGAGATCGCGCGGTGAGTGAAGTCGTGGAATTCTTCCGGCCTACCAGTGAGGGGCGCACAACGCCTGTGTTGAGTACTAGCGCGCTCGTCGCACCAGTGTCACGCACAGACCAGGACACGCCGGTCTCTACTGGCGTGACTGTCGCGTACGACATTTACGCGCGGTCGCGTACACCAACCGGCGTGCGTGAGGGCGATGTTGCGGTGGTGCGCGGGCAGCGCCTCCTCGTCGTGAGCGAGCCTGCCGTGTGGCACCGCAAACGCGGTGGCGGGCACGTCGGTGACGTGATCAGCGTCGGGTGGAAGAAGGGGTGAGCGGTGGGGCGAACAAAGTTTGTTTTCAACCGCCGCGAGTTCTCCCAGCAGGTGTTGAAGAGCCGCGCAATTCAACGCAAGTGTCACGAGGGGCTGGAAGCAGCCAGCGGCGGGCGCTCCTACGTGTTCGTGCGTGATCAAACCCAAGGCAAGACGAGAAACGGGGCTGTAGCCATCACGAACGCTGGCAACCGTGGCGTCCTGCAAGAAATTCTCGCGAATACGAGGGTCACATGATTCCCTATGTTTCAACACGCAAGCTGGCTCACGAGCTTGTCACCCTGCTCGGTAAGCGGCTCGACGGCGTGACGGTCGCTGAGCATACTCCGCGCCTTGACGCGCCATACAAGCTGCTCGTCATTGAGCCTGTCCCCTCCAGCAGCATCACCGCTGTGACTCGGTATGTGCGTCTCCAGCTCACAGTCTCGGTCATCACGGAAGCGCTGACCGGTGACTTTAACGAGGCTGCTGAAATCTTCGACGACGCGTGCAATGTCCTGGCTACATGCCCTGGCAGGATCGTGCACTGCGAAGTCGATTCTGGCCCCATTCGCACGCCCGACAGTAACGGTGCGATAGCAGCGTACGGGGTTCTTCTACTACACGTGACCAACTAACCCGTCTATTGAAAGGACATGACAATGTCTGAAACTGATTACATCACTGAGATGAATGATGCTGACCGCGCGAAAGTCATCAAGCAGTACGCGCTGTTCTTGTTCCCTAAGGGCACTCTCACCGGGAGCGCAGTCCCCACGTCGAAGAAGTGGACCCCGCCCGCGGGGAAAGAGCCCATCGGCTATTCCACTGAAGACGGGGCTGTCCTGCACCCCGAGTCAGGTGAGGAAACTGAGCTGAAGGGGCATAACGGGGACGTGATTATCTCCGAATCGACTGGCGGCTATTGGACGCTGCAACTGGCTGGCGTGGAGTGCCGTCGTGAGGTCGCTGCCGCATATTTCGGCGTGCAGGCTGATAGTGAGGGCGCGATCCATGTTGATGACGCGTCCACCTCTGCTGAGTGGGAACTTGTGCTCGCCGCTCTCGACCACAAGGGGCGTCCGATGGTGCTGTACGTGCCGTCTTCCAGCGTCGGTGATCGTGACGACGTGTCGTTGAAGTACACGGCAATGATTTCGATGAGCTTGACGTTCAAGATGAAGCGCCTGCCGGGCAAGCATATGTTCTCCCTGTTCGGCTTCGTTGAAGATGGTGCAACAGGCACACCATCAGCTGCTTCTACTGGCAGTGAGGGAAAGTGATGGCAGAGACGACTTACACGCCTGTCGAGGTCGCCCTCGACACGACCGACGAGCTGGAAGACGTCCACCTGGACGTCCTGGGAGTGAAACTGGACCTGCCTAACCTGAACTCGTCGAACCTGCCTATCGAGCTCGTGCAGGCCGTGTTCCTCGCGAAGTCGAAGCCGCTGCGCAGTGAGGCGGATGACGCGCACATTACCAGCGTGTTTCTCGCGTACTTCGAAGCAATGCAACCCAACTTTTGGAACGCGTTGCGCACGAGCGACAACCCACTGGCCTACTTGGCTGCGACCGTTCAAACGTGGGCGGAGCAGTCCGAGCTGGACCCAAAAGCGCTTTCCTCCTCGTTCTCTACCAGAACCACAGGCACGCGCTGACAGTCGATTGGCTGGCAGCGTTCGGCCTCGTGTGGCAGCCATTGCGGTGGGACGAATGGGCTCATGGGAAAAACCGGTGCGCGATCAGTTTTGGTGGCGCGTGGGAAGCCACCAGGCAGATTCTCATGGACCATTCGTCCCACTCGTGGGCGGCTCTTACTGGCGCGTGGTACATCCCAACGGGCGCGGAAGCAGTGTTCTGGGATCAGGCAGCGGCAGAAAAACGTATCAAAGGAAGGCCCGTGTCATACAGGCCGTGGCTAGAAACGCGCCTTGACCCGTTCGCCCGGGTGAAAAGCATGAAAGTCAGCGCGGAAACATTGCAGGCGCGCGAACGTTTGCATGAGGTTTTCAACTTCTAGAGAGACAGGGGGGTTGGTGTAGGTGGCTCAAGATGTCGGCACCGTATACGTGCAGGTAGTCCCCTCAGGCAGGGGCTTCGGCAAGTCGATTGAGGGTACGGTCGACCAGTCCGTGCAGCGCGGCTCCAAGACCGGGTTCTCCGGGCTGGTCAAGCGTGCTGGCGGAGCGTTCAAGACTGTCGGCAGTTTGGGGCTTGGCGCTATTACCGCTATCGGCGGTGGGCTGGCTGGGCTTGCAGGCAAAGGCGGTTTTGAGCGCGCGCTGAACATTGAGCGGGCGCAAGCCAAGCTGAAAGGCTTAGGGCACGACACCAATTCCGTGTCAACCATCATGAAAAGCGCGTTGGACTCCGTGAAAGGCACCGCCTACGGGCTGGGTGACGCGGCAACAGTGGCGGCCTCACTGTCTGCTGCAGGCGTGCAGTCCGGCGCGCACATGACGAAAGTTCTCAAAACTGTTGCCGACACGGCGCAAATCTCAGGCCGCTCCCTGAACGACATTGGCACGATCTTCGGGTCGGTCGCTGCGCGCGGAAAACTCCAAGGCGACGACATGCTCCAACTCATGTCCTCTGGGATCCCCGTCCTCGCCATGCTCGGAAAGCACCTGGGCAAGACGTCCGGGGAAATCTCCGACATGGTCAGCAAGGGGCAGATCGACTTCCAGACGTTCGCTGACGCTATGGAAGAGGGCATGGGCGGTGCCGCTCTCAAGGCCGGGGAAACATTCGATGGCGCGATGGCGAACGTGCGAGCAGCCCTGTCCCGCACTGGCGAGAAGTTCGCAACCCCCGTCATGAACGGGCTAAGAGACCTGGCAAACAAGGCGATCCCTGTCATCGATAACCTCACCGAAGCGCTCCAACCATTGGTCGACGGGTTTGGCGACAAGCTCGCTCAGGCTGTGGAGTGGGCGTCAGGAAAGCTTGACGCTTTCAACCAGTCTCTCGAAGATGGGTCATTCAACGCCGGGGAAGTTGCTGGGAGACTGGCTCAGGCTGCTGGCGGGTTCGCCGCGCTCACGTTCGGTGGAGACATCTTGAAGAATGCTCCCTCGTGGTCGAAAATGTTCAGCCCGCTCGATGACATTCCCGGCAGGCTGTCGACCAGCACCCAGTCAATCGGAGACGCGCTCTCCTCGTTCAGTGAGGACCTGTCAGTGCGCTGGGAGTACGTCAAGGACGCTTTCTCCCATGTTGGCGACATGGGCAAAGACCTATTCAAAGTCGACGCTATCAAGCAGGCTCTGGCGGATAAGGGAAGTCAGATCGGTGAAGCGCTCAAAGGAATCGGCGGGAAAGCCAGTGAAGCCGTTTCAGGGCTTACAGGCAAGATCACCGGCGCGATTTCCCCACTAGGCGAGAAGATTAGCGGCGCGTTCTCCCCCATCACCAGTAAGATCAGTGACTTCGGCGGGAAGATCGGTTCAGCCCTGAGCCCTGTTAAGGACTCTCTCGCAAGCGCGTTCGGCGGGCTCGGCGAGGGGCTGCAAGGCCCCCTCGAAAAAGTTGGCGGCGTTATTGGGGACTTCTTCAAGCCAGGCCGCTTCCTCAAGTTCCTTTCATTCGGAACGCTCGCTGCTGGCTTGGTGGCTGGTCTTGGCGCGGTTGTCTCCAATGGAGGGGCTGAGCTGTTCGGCCAGATCAACCAGTTCGCCGCGCAACTGCCCGCAATGGTGCAAGGATTCGTCTCCCAGCTGGTGGCGAACATTCCGATGTTCATTCAGACCGGCACGCAGGTTATTGCGACACTGCTGGAAGCGATCATCAGTGCGCTCCCCACTCTCTTGTCTGGCGCGGGGCAGATCATTCAGTCACTGGTCACTGGCCTGTCGGCAGCGCTGCCCACGCTGATTCCGCTCGCAGTGCAGGCAGTGTTGACTCTCGTGCTGGGCTTGGTCCAGCAGATCCCGTTGCTCATCCAGTCTGGGCTCACGCTTCTGAAAGGCCTCGTTGATGGCGTGCTCAGTGCGCTCCCTATGCTCATTGAGATGCTCCCGCAGATCATTAACACGCTGATTACTGGCATTGTGGAAGCGCTCCCGATGATCATTCAGACAGGCGTGGAGCTGTTGACCGCGCTGATTAACGGGATCGTGACGGCAATCCCCATGCTGATCGGAATGCTCCCGCAAGTCATCAACACGACTGTCACGACCCTGATCAATAATCTTCCACTGATTATTAACGCTGGTATTCAGCTGCTGACGGCACTGATTTCTGGTCTCGTGCAAGCGATCCCCGCGCTGATCTCGATGGTTCCGCAAATCATTACGACCATTGTGACAGTGCTTGCCCAGAACTTCCCGCGTCTTCTGCAGGCCGGTATTCAGGCCATCGGGCAGATCATCAGTGGCTTGGTGAACGCGCTGCCTGGAGTGCTCAGCAAGGCGAAAGAGATTCCGTCGATGCTCATGAATGGGATTGGGAATGCTGGGCGGATGCTCTTTGACTCTGGTAAAGCGATCATCAGCGGCCTGATCGATGGTATCGGCAGCATGGTCAGCGGAGTGAAGAACGCGGTGTCGAACGTGCTGTCTGCGGCGCGTAACCTCCTGCCGTTCTCCCCCGCGAAAGAGGGACCGTTCTCCGGTAGAGGGTGGACTCTGTACTCTGGCCGATCAATCGTTGAAGCGCTTGCGACTGGCGTCACGCAGCGGTCGAAAGTGTTCACTGACGCGGTGGAGTCAACGCTTGCCGACGGTAGGCAGCGGATCGCCTCATCGGGCGAGTTTGGGCGCGGGTTTAGCCAGGCGCTGAAAGCCGGGTGGGAAGACGCGCAGCGCGGATTCACTCCACAATCGTTGAGCTTCCACGCGTCCGGAGCATTGGCATCCGTCATGAATGTTGCTGGCCAGCAGGCTGACGTGGTGGAGCAGTTGCGCGCGCTCCGAGAGGAAATGCCGGTCAACATTGCCAGGTACACGCCGGTGATGAGCGCGCGCGACCTCGCGAGAATCAAATAATGCAGGAGGGTTTAGGTGGAGTCAATCAGGTTGACGTTCGGAACCGCGTTTAACCCTGAGGTTTTCAGCCTGTCGGGCGATCAAGGCCTGTACGCGCAAACCGCAACCACGATACGCGGATACGCTTCCGACTACGAGCTCACAGGTCATGGAATCTCCGCACTAACGCGGCCAGCACGAGAAATCCAGTTGGAAGTGAAAACGCACGCGGAGCAGGGAGTGCGTTCGCTCAAGCGGTTGATGCGCGCTGCTTCAACCCAGCTTGACGAGGCTCCCGCTCTGGTCACGATTGACAGGTGGATGCAGCACTGCCAGATCCCCACCATCGAGGTCACCGAAGTCACCCCACGGTTTTCGACCGCCACCCTGACACTCGCCCTTCTTGACGGCTGGTGGATGTTGGAAGGGGAAACCGTGTCGATCGTCCGCACTGAGCAAACTGACGTGGCGCTCGACCACGACTATGACCACGAGTATGACCTCGCTGGTGTCGCCTCCATCGAACGGATTGGGGCGGATGAAAACACTCTAGATGCTGTCGATGTGCTCATGAGGCTGCGTATCTTCGGGCCGTGCGCAAACCCGACGGTACAGATCGGGGACAACCGGTTCCAGGTCATGACGGAAGTCCCTGCGGACGGATATCTGACGGTCGACCCGCTTTCACGAACGGTGCTGGTTACCGCGTCTAACGGTGTGGAAACGGACGTTTTCCCGAAAGCTGTTAGAGGAGAAGGGGTGGATCGCGGTGAGTATATTTTCCAGCCGCTTCCACCGCGAGCACTCGAAGTGTCTTACCCGGGCGCGTTTGATTTTGACGTGACACCGATTTATCGGAGGCAGCACGCATGGTGACGTATCGTGAAACTGTCCCCCTTGTTGTCGCATCCCAGCAGCTCACCCCGATCATGGAGTTGGCACAGTACACGCTGGATCTTGCCTACGGGAAGTCAGAAAACAACTTCGAACTGACAACTGCTGTTCACCTACCTGCCGGGAGTCTGGTGTGGATGGACGGCACGCCTTACGGCGGGATTATCGACCAGGTGAAAACGTCAACAAGCACGCCAGGAATGTACGAGTATGCGGGGAGAACGTGGACAGGCGTGCTGGAGACGCGCATCATTGAGCCGCCCACAGGTGCCGACTATTTGACCCTTTCAGGAGACGTCGCAGCTATTGTCAGAAAACTGGTTGACACGGCTGGCCTGTCCAGCCTCCTAACCGTGAGCACAGCACCTGTTGGGCGGTCTGTGTCCGCTTGGCAGTTCGACCGGTACGTCACGTTGCACGCGGGAATTCAGAAGATGCTGGACCGCACGTCAACAAAGCTCGTTATCATGTGCGCGGACAACCAGGTGAGCCTGACAGTGAAGCCGGCTGCTATTCATCAGGTGGTGAGTGAGCGCGCACGGTTCACCGCCGCACATGACAGTGCTGGTGTCAACCATTTAATCGGCCTTGGTAAAGGCGAGCTCAGGGCACGCGAAATTGTTCACCGCTATGCGGACGCTAACGGTGCTGTGTCCGCACGGCAGAGCCTGACTGGCATACGCGAGGTGCAAGCAACCTACGAATTGTCGAACAAGAGCGGACAAGAGCTGGTTGCTAGTGTGGAGAAGAAACTCGCAGAGTTGGCTGGCGGCGCGACTAGCGTTGATCTGGAGATCATTGGGGACGCTGCTGACATTGATGTGGGCGACACTGTGACCGCTACCGATGATGCGACAGGTATCCGTGCTACTGCCCGCGTGGTCAAGAAAATCGTGAAAGTGTCCAATAGTGGTGTCCTCACCGTGTCCGTGGACGTCGGCGAAGGCGAATCAGCTCAATCTTCAACTACCAGAAGCGACGGTAGCGGTGAGCGGGCAGGAAGCGTCTCATACACGGCTGGCCGAGGCATCACAATCACTGGGAACCGGATCGACGCGGACGTAGCTGCAGCCGATTTGAAAAATCTGAAAGGCGACAAGGGCGATCCTGGCAGCGCTGCGTCAATCGAAATCGGGGCGACAACCACTGGCCCTGCTGGGTCTGACGCGTACGTCGAAAACGTGGGGTCAGCAACGTCAGCGGTCCTGCGCTTCACAATCCCGACAGGCCCGCAAGGCCCCACAGGTGCGCGCGGCCCCGTAGGCCCACGTGGTGGTACAGGTCCTGTAGGACCGCAAGGCCCTCAAGGAGATCCGGGGCCGCAAGGTCCTCCTGGTGATGCCAGCGACACGGCAACCATTTTCACAGCCTGCTACCCGGTGGGCGCGCTATTTCATTCGACTAAGAACGTTAATCCGTCACGGTACGCGCCCGGAACCGCGTGGAGCTTGCGCGACTCGCTAGACGGATTTCTATGGGAAAGGAGAAGCTAATGCGCACGACTGACCTCACGCGCTACACATGCGACCGCTGCCAGACAAGTGCGATTATCGCGAAAGGAGACCCTGCGAAGGATTGGCATGACATTCGCCGGTGGGATGCTGCTGACGTGGAGTCCTACAAGCTGCTGTGCGAGGCGTGCTTCAAGGCGTGGAAACCGTTGCAGCAGCGGCATGACATCGAGTTCCAACAGTTTATGACCACGGTAAGCATTGAAGGAGAGTGACAAGAATGGCAATGGAGCTAGTGACCGGAAAAGCTGGTGTCCCGCATATCTCATCTGAAGACATCGGCGCGTACCAGGCAGCAGTGTCGGGAACCGGCGTTATCCAGTTGCAAAACTACAATGGCACGTTCCCCGAGGTGACCTTACAGAACGCGAACAAGGTAGTCGTCCCGCCGATGATGCTCCTGCTGGACGGGCGGTTCGTGCGTATTACTGCTGCGGAGACAGTGACGATCCAGTCGGGCTCGTCGGGCTATAAGCGTCGGGATTTGATTTGTGTGCGCTATTCGCGCGACTCTAACAGTGGCGTCGAATCAGTCACGTTGACTGCCGTGCGGGGAACGTCAACCAGTGGAACACCCTCAACTCCTTCTGTATCTGGCTCGATCATCAGGGGATCTAGCGTTGCGACGTACCCTATTGCGAGCGTGGACATCGACGGGATCACTCCCTCCCAGCCGGTGATGCTGACGCGACAGCTACCGCCAGCAGGCGATTCTCTCCCATACCTAGTAACCACCGGATGGAAGCCGCTCACCGTGTCGAGCGGGTGGGGTGGAGTGCTCGGCCACACGCCCCAGTACAGGCAACTGGCAGGCATTGTCGTAGTAACTGGTGCGGTGGAGCGCCGGTCCGGTGGGTATCTGAGTAGTCTCGTGACCATGCCGGACAAGGCGCTCCGCCCGGCTGGCACGCAGTTCATCGGCAGTAGTGTCACGAGCCGTGGACAGGCGTCCGAGCTGTATATGAGCGGTAGTGGTGTAGTCGGAGTGCAGGGGTACACGGCGATCGGCGATGACCCCGGCATGATCGTGCCGCTGTCGTGCGTGTACGTTCCAGCCGGATAAACAAAACACCACAACGATTCCCGACAGTCACTCCGACTGCCGGGCTTATTTATGCCCATTTTGAGGAGGAAAAAGGTGGACGGACAAGAAGAATTCGAAGCTTTGATGGCGCACGGTGATATGGCGAATGACACGCCCGCAGACACGGCTGAAATCGTGGAGGTGGAATACTGATGGCAACCGCACTACAGGTTCTCGCCACCGCGTCCGGCGAGGTCGGATACTGGCGTTTTGACGACCCTCTGGAGGGCACAAAGTACGGGCGGGCATTCGCTGCCCGCCACGGCGACTACTACGGGACGAGCGGTGTCCCCTACTGCGCAATGTTCATAACCTACTGCCTGCGCGCAAACGGGATTACTGACTTCGACTACGCGTACGTGCCGTACATGATCGTTGAGGCGCGCCGACGCGGCTGGCTGGTTGGTGTCACTCAGGCGCGGGCAGGGGACATCGTGTGCTTCGACTGGGATTCCGATGGCGTAGCTGACCACGTGGGCTTCTGCGAAATCCCCTACTCCTACAAGATGCAGACCATCGAGGGCAATACTGATGGCGGGCGCGTCAAGCGTCGTGTACGCGACCACTCCGTGATTATTGCCGTGATCCGCCCCAATTATTCGGGAGCGCCGCGCCCGGTGGTGCCCACTGGAACTCTCGCAGTGGACGGCGACTGGGGCAAAACCACCACGCGAGCCCTGCAGCGCATCAACGGCACGCCGATCGACGGGATCATCAGCTCACAGTACGCGCCGAACATGCAGTATTTCCCGGCCTGCGCGTGGGCTGGCAGTGGCTGGCAGTGGGAGGGCGAGAGCGCCCAGGGCAGCCAGCTCATCGCCAAGATGCAAAAAGCCTTCCGCACCACACCTGACGGGATCGCGGGACCGGCTTTCGCCCGTGGGCTGCAGCAGTACTACAAGGTGAGCGTGGACGGGTATATCGGTGCC